TTCAACATTCAGAATACTAAGGATGGTGTAACTGTAATTAAGTCATTATTTAGTAATGATCCTGAGATACAGTTGGGAATGGATTTGATGAAGCAGGTATGTGATAAGACTGTTAAGGAGGTAGGAGATGGTACGACTACTACAGCTATTTTATTTCACAGTATATTTAGTTCGGCTTTACGTAGTTGGAAGGAGAATAGTTATTTGGATATAAACAAGGTACGTCGTGGAATATTGATAGGATTGGATAGGGTATTGGAGGAGTTGGATAAGTTAGCTATGCCGATAGATAGTCGAGATAGGTTACATAATATAGCTATGATAAGTAGTAATGGTGATAGGGTTATTTCTGACATGGTAACTGAGTTAATATATGAGGGAGGTAAGGATGTATCTATTACTGTTAAGAAGAGTTTGGTTGGTAAGACATATATGGAGCAGAATAAGGGATTGACTTTAAATCGTGGTTATTATTCTCCGATATTTTTGGAGAAGGAGTATGACAGGTATAAGGTATTGGAGGATGTGGTTATATTTAGTACTACTGAGGAATTGACATATTTGGAGAGTATTAGACCTGTGTTTGAGTATGTGCAGGGTGTTGGTAAGAGTTTATTATTGATAGCTAAGGATTTCAAGCCTAACTTTATGAATCAGGTAATTACGATAAAGGAGAAAGGTTTATTAAAGGATATAATGTTGGTAAAGGCTCCTGATTTTGATTTTAAGAGTTACGAGAAATTGGTAGATTTGCACAGGGTATTTGGTGGTGCTGTGGTAAGTAGGTTTGACAATATAGATTTTTCTGATGTAGTGAGGTCATTTAGCATTAAAAATGCTGATAAACCAGGTCATGAGAAGTTTTTGGGATATAGTCCGTCTGTTAGGGTATCTATTGAGAAAACTGTATTGGAGTTTCCTGAGATGACAGACGAATTGCGTAATAGGATTGAGGATAGGTGTCGTGAGATAGAGTTAAAGATAGAGAGTGAGGGATTGCAGGACACTTATGATAGGGATTGGATGCAGGGTAAGTTACGTGATAGGATTAGTAGTTTGCGTAGTACGTTATCGACTATATATGTTCATGCTAATAGTGAGGTAGAGTTAAATGAGATACGTGATAGGATAGATGATTGTATTCATTCGGTTAAGAGTGCTATGGATATGGGTTATGTTCCTGGTGGTGGTCGTACATTACATTTTATATCTACATCTGTTAATTTAGGTGAGGGATTATCTGGTTATGAGTTATTGGGGGTTAATATATTGCGAGAGTCTTTGGTTAATCCTATATATTCTATTATAGGTAATGCTATAATTAATCCTGACAGGGTGATATATTCATTGGAGTCTATGGATTTGGTTAGTGGTTATAATGTGGATGTAGAGGGTATTGTAAATTTATTAGATTCTGGTATAATAGATAGTGTTAAGGTTATTCAGACGGCGTTAAGAAATGCTGTATCGATGGCTTCTACTTTAATAACAACAGATTGTTTGATTTTAAATAGTGCGCAGATATTATAATGGAAGAGTTTAATGATTATAATTTAAATTATGGTTTTGATGAATTACGTGAGAGTGTTTATCATAATGGTACTGTAATAGATTGTTATTTACAGCAGGATAAGTGTGAGACAACTTTAATTGGTAATACTGTATTTAAGGTACGTACACGTATCTACGTTACGGTAGAGGGTAATGAAGTTATTACGAAAGTACAGATGTGTACTTTGCCGTCACATTGTATGGGTATAGATTTAAGGAATGTAAAATGTTTGAGTTCGGTTACTTCTTAGGTAGATTAGGTTCTATTTATGACAGGTTACGTGTTATACCTTTTAGTAGGTATCCTATTATAATAAGGGGTTGGTACAATGTATTATTTAATAGGACACCTATTTATTATGTTCAGCAGATTGATTTATTTCGTAAATCGAAGTGTATGGGATGTCCTTTAAACAAGGGAAATTGGTGTGACAGTACGTCTTATGAGGAAGTTGATGGTGAGAAGATATATGGTTGTGGGTGTTATTTGCCAGCTAAGTGGACTATACCTACTGAGGTTTGTCCACTTAGTAAGTGGGGTGAGTTAAAGGGTGAATTGGAGTGGGGTGAGTATATTAAGGAGATTAATGATTATTATGTTAATAATTATGTTAAGGTTTATAGTGAGGAGGATTTAGAGTTATTGAATAGTATAATGGGGATTAATGATAAGGTAGTAGATACAAAGTATGTGAATAGTGATATTGATTTAGATAACAAATATGAACCTGTAGTGGAGGTTGAAATAAATAAAAAAAATTAGTATAGATATGGAGTCATTAAATTTAATTTTTAAAGAGGCTAAGTATTTGGATAAGGTTTCAAATATAAATGGTATAAATTTGGGGGAGTTGAGTAATGGTAGTAAGCATCAATTGGTGTTTACGGTTGAGAATAAGGGTTTGGAGTCATTATACATTACGGGTATAAAAGCTGGATGTAGTAGTTGTACTCAGGTGCGTACAGTTTTACCTGACAGGTTGGTGGTTGGTAACAGTACTAAGGTGGGTAAGATTTTGCATGTAGGTGAGGTATTTGACATAGTAGCTGATTTTGTTCCTAATTTTAACAAGGGTAAAGTAGTTAAAAATATTACTGTTAGTTATAATATGCTTACTTTGGTAGAAAATGCTGATAAGTTTACTGACAAGACTATTATAGATACTAAGAGTAAGAGTTTGGTATTACAGTTTAATGCTGAGATAGTTTAGTTATGAATAGTCGTACTATCATTTTAAATTTTAGTCCTGGTTCAAATTTTTGGGAGTTAAATCCTATAGCTATTGTAATATTCAAGGATTTTTATGATAGGGATAAGAGTAAGAATAAGGATAATAGCTCACGTATTATGTGGGCTATTTCTTTATATTTGGATATGAATGAGGCTAACATGTATCGTAATTTGGATAGTGACATTCGTAGGGTTAGTATAGCTTCTAATTATTTAGGTGATAGAAATTTTGTTTGGGAGGATTACATTATTGAGATGGATTTATATAAGGAGTTGGTAATGAGTCCTTTGGAGAAGGAGATATATTTATTACGTGAGGCTATTGAGGATAGGCGTAATTTTTTATCTTCTCAGCGATTTAGCACTAAGAATATTGGTGTATTGGATGTGGCATATAAGCAGACTCCTATTTATCAGCAGTCTTTATTAAATTTAGAGAAAATGTTGGTGGAGGGTACTAAGAATAGTGTTAATAAGGGTAATAATAAGGATAGTTTATTGGATAAGTTATTATGATAGAGTTAATAGATATTTTACGTAAGGAGGAAAGTTATCATCCTAATAATTTCAAGGTAGAGTTACCTACTGCACATCCTGAGAGTTCAGAGTACAATAGTAAGTATTATGAGATAATAAAGAATTGCATTGAGGGTTTTTGGCATAGTGGTAGATTCATGCCTCCTCAGTTATATTTTTATTATAATATAGGTATGATACAGACTATGGTAGGTAAGCGTGGTAAGGTAAAGCTTTTGAGTAATCCTTTATTACGTGATGTAGATTGGATATTATTTTATGCTATATATGCTGCTCGTGGTTTTTCTGGTTTTTCAAATGATGAGAATTACAGTTGTAATCGTGATTTAGTGGATAAGGATTTGGAGTTATCTGATTTGCCACCATCTGTATTTAGGCATGATGGTACTTTAAAGGAGTATATAGATCCTATCAAATATTTGTGTAAGAATCATGGTGAGAATTTGGGATTACCTTTATATGAGAATTTGGCTAAGAATATTTGTATATTGACGGCTCGTAGGACTGGTAAGTCTGCTGCGAGTATTGGTTTTGCTTATCATGAGTGGGTATTTAATGGTTTAAAGTCTATGAGTCAGTTACATGAGAAATATTCTACGAGAGTTATTATTGTAGCTAACATCAAGAAGCATAGTAAGGAATTTGTTAGTAAGATTAAGGATTGGCATGATAATTTGCCAGGTGTTTATAAGACTGCTGAGGATAATTATCCTTCTCCGTTTCGTAGGTCAATTACTGGTTCTTGGTTTGATCAGATAGTTCAGGAGAAAGAGATATTCACTTTAAGTAAGGACGGAGAGAAAGTTAAGGAACGTATTGGTAGTAAGTCTTCAATATTGGTATTGACTACGGACAGTAATCCTTATGTGACAGCGGGTTATAGTAATAATTTAACGATAGCTGAGGAGTGTGGTTTATTTACTAATTTATTAGATTTTTATGGTGCGCACAAGGATACTCAGAAAGAGGGTTTGGTTAAGTTTGGTACTACTATATTTATTGGTACGAGTGGTGATATTGAGAAAGTTGCGAGTATTCGTAAGATATTTGAGAGTCCTGATGAGTATGAGTGTTTAGGATTTCCTGACACGTTTGAGAATAGTGGTAAGAGTATTGGATTATTTATACCAGCTACGTTAGCTGATATAAATTTCAAAGACCCTGAGAGATTACTAACTAATTTAGAGTTAGCTAATAATAAAATACAGAAAGTGCGAGATGATTTAGTCTATCACAAGGCTTCGTCTAAGACGATAGATGAGGAGGTAATGAATAGACCATTATTGCCGTCTGAGATGTTTTTGAATAAGAAGGGTAATATATTTCCTGTTTATGAGTTACAGAAAGTTTTAAATAAGTTAAACAATTCGCATTTGGATAGTATTGGAAATCATGGTCATTTAGTAAGGACTAATACGGGTAAGGGTGTTAAATTTATTAAGGACATGACAGGTGAGTATGAGTACATACATAATTTTAATATTCCCTCTGATTTGAGGGATGATTATAATTATTTAAAGGGTGCTGTAAGGATATTTGAGGAGCCTATAGATGGTATTGAATATATTATAGGTTATGACCCTGTGCATCAGGATTACGTTTTAAAGCCTGATTCATTGGCTTGTATGTATGTATATAAACCTTTTATTAGGGGTTCTTCTTTTTCTGATTGTATAGTAGCTGAGTACACTGGTAGATATGTCTTAACTGATAAGATAAATGAGATTGCAGAATTGTTATCACTTTATTATAATAAAGCGTTGATTATGATGGAGACTAACATTCGTTCTAATGTTGAGTATTTTAATCGTCGTGGTTTATTAAACTTATTGAGTTACAAGCCTATACACACGTTAGAGTCTAACATGGATAAGATTACTCAGGGTAATGTATTTGGTTACATAAAGACTACGGCATTGGTTCCTATATTGGAGCGTTTCACGTGTGAGTGGTTGGAGAAGGAGATAGGTCGTATATATACGGATGTGGTTAATGATTCTGAGGGTGGTACGATATTACGTAATATGGATTTCATATATAGTAAGCCTTTATTGGAGGAGTTAATTTCTTATAACAGGTTGGATGATAATTTTGACAGGGTGGATGCTTTATTTGCTATGGTTTTGAATATGAAGGAGAAGAACTTTGATATTCATGAATATGAGCCGAAGAAGTCGAATAGGTTTTTATCTTCTTTTGAGAAATTATTTAGGAAGCACAAATCGGGTATAGTATAAAAATTATGAATATAAATCACAGGTTATCTTATTCTGATAAGGTTGCGAATGAGGGTAATTATTTTAAGACTGTTATGCGTAGTATGGATAATAATTTTGGATTATTTTCTGATGTAAAGCGTAACATGATGGCTAATTACAAGATGTTAAATTACGAGATAGACGTAGAGGATATGCGTAGGTATATCACTTCTGATTTGGATATAGATGAGGTAAGGAAGCTTCAGCATTATGATGTAGTTATATCTAAGATTAGGGTTATGTTGGGTGAGATACGTGATAGACCTTTTAATTATCATGCGATAGCTACTAATAAGGAGGCTATAAATGAGAAGACTTCATATTTAAATCGTCAGTTATTGCGTCATGGTAATATGTTACAGAAAAAGATAAAGGAAGGGGGTTTAAATAATATAGAGGAGTTAAAAAAATTCAATCGAGAGTCATTTAAGGAGTTGAATAAAAATTACACTAATTATAGGATTGGTGCTGAGATAGAGTGTAATAATTTATTAAAGTATCATATAAATCATTATAATTACAGGCATTTATTTCAGCGTGGTTTTTTAGATGCTTTGACTGCTGCGCATGAGTTATATTTGCCTATTGTTACTAATAAACCAGAGATATTATTATTAAATCCTTTATATATGACTTATGATATAAGTCCTGACATTGTAGATATACAGGATTCTTCTTGGGCTAAGTATGATTTTTATTTAACTTACGATAGGATTTATTCATTTTTGGGTAGTAAGGTAGATAATTTAGATTATGATGTTTTTGATAGAAACATAAATGGTTATGGTAATTACAGTGGTGTTTATCATGGTTCATTAAATATATTAAATGATTACATGCATAATTTAGCTACTGATAATAGAGCTTTATCTTTTGATGAAGGTTTGGATGTGACTAAGATAGGTGATCAATTCATGTCAAACATGAAGTACAAGGATTACGAGACTAAGGCTGACACTATATTGCCTACGTTTAGGTTTAGTAATGTGAGTAATGTTGGTAAGTTAAGTTATTATGAATGGAAGGGGTTGATGGATATACAAATATTGACGAGGTATCGTGATGGTGTATTGGTAAAGGATGTTGTTAATGGAGATTATAAGTTGGATAAGTCTATGGGGGATAAGGAGTTAAAGAAGTATTGGGTTCCTAGGGTACATAGTGGTTATTCATTGAATAGTAGTTATTTTTTT